AGGATTTGGCCCAGCATTTCCGCGTTCACAACATCTTCGGCGACTATTTCAACGTGCTGCTCCCCATTGATTGTGCGATCCAGCAGGATAACACAAGCCCGTACTACTTCGCTACCGTGCAGATGGACGTGACCTGCCCCAGCATGAGCAGCGAGAATAACCCGGAAATTGAGGTGTTAATATGAGCGAGAAAAAGCAGACCGCCGCCGCAGAGAATACCGTAGCGGTGGAAAAGACCGGCCCTGTTGTGTACTGTGGCCCGTCCGTAAAGAACACTGTGAAGCAGTTTACCGTGTACAGCGACGGCGACGCGCTGCCGGATGCGGTGACTGACTTCCTGAACAGAATCCCGGCGGCACGGGGCCTGATGGTTCCCATCGCCGACTTCGCAAATACTCGCGCAGCTCTGGAAAACCCCAAGAGCGGCGCGGGTATTATTTTTGCCGCGGTTAAGGCGGCACTGAACTAAAGGAGGGAGTAACGCATGGCAGTTTATAAGCATGGCGTTTACGTCACTGAGCAGCCGACCGGTGTTGTTGCACCGGTACAGTCTACCGCTGGTTTGCAGGTGGTGATCGGTACTGCGCCGATCAACCGCGCCAGCGACCCCTATCACTGCACCAACACCCCGATGCTGGCAAACACCCTGAAAGGTGCGACCGCAGCGGTCGGTTATAGCAACGACTACGACAAGTACACCATCTGTCAGAGCATGGGGGCCTGTTTCAAGGTGATGGGCGTTGCGCCGGTGATCCTGATTAACGTCCTCGACCCCAACAAGCACAAGAAGGACATGGCAGAAACCACCGTGCAGGTCAACAGTGGCGTTGCAACTGTGGAGCAGAAAGACATTCTGCTGGACAAGCTGGTTGTCAAGTCCGCATCTACGACCCTGACCGCTGGCACGGACTACACCGCAGCCTTTGACGATGACGGTTATGTGACCATTGCCATCATCCCCGGCGGAAAGGCCGCGAGCGCAACCAGCCTGACCGTGAGTGGTGTGCAGATCGACCCCGATGCCGTTACCGCCGCCGACATTGTGGGCGGTGTGAATGCCAAGGGCGTAGAAACCGGCATGGAGGTAATCCGTCAGATTTACCCCGCGCTGAACATGACCCCCGGTATTCTGCTGGCTCCCGGTTGGTCGGAGAATGCTACCGTTGCCGCTGGCTTGCAGGCGAAAACCGGCAACATCAACGGCGTGTTCCGAGCTGTTTGTATCGTGGATATTGACAGCTCTGCCACAGGCGCAACCACCTACACCGAGGTAAAGCAGCAGAAAGAGAAGCAGGCGGTCACTAGCCCGAACTGCTACCCTGTCTGGCTGTATGCCAAGGTGGGTGATACGCGCTATGCTGGCTCCGCTATGGCGGCGGCGCTGACCGTGGCGACCGATGCAGCCAACGGCGACATTCCTCATGTCAGCCCGTCCAACAAGACGCTGGCAATCTCTGCCGCCTGCCTGAAAGACGGTACGGAGGTGCTGCTGGATCAGGAACAGGCGAACGTCGTCAACTCGTTCGGCGTGGCAACGTGGCTGAACATGAACGGCTTCCGTCTGTGGGGCAACAATACGGCCTGCTACCCCGGCAACACCGACCCCAAGGATCGCTGGTTCAGCGTCCGCCGCTTTATGAGCTGGGACGATAACACGTTCATTCAGACCTACTTCCAGAAAGTCGATGATCCGCTGAACAAAAGGCTTATCGAAGCTCTGGTGGACAGCGAGAACGTGCGCGGCAACAGCTTTGTTTCCCGCGGCATTTGCGCCCGTCATGAGATTCAGTACATCGAGAGCGAGAACCCGACCACCTCGCTGCTGAATGGCTGCATCACGTTCCACAAGTACCTGTCCCCGTTCAACCCGGCGGAGGACATCGAAGAGCTGGTGGAGTTCGACCCCAACGCGATCTCTGACGCGCTGGGCGGCTAAACGAGAAAGGAGGATATGAGTTATGGCACTGGATACTAACCTGACCCCGGAAATTGTCAACAGTTTCAACGTCTACATTGACGGCGTGAAAGCCATCGGCACGGCCCCGGAGATCACCCTGCCGCAGATCACCTCAGAAACTATTGATGTTTCCGGTTCTGGCATCCTCGGCAAGATCAGCGCACCGAACATCGGCCAGTTTGAGAGCATCGAGCAGGAGGTTTCTTTCAACCTCGTGTATTCGAGCTTTGTCAACGTGCTGTCCCCGAAGCGTCAGGTCAATCTGACTTTCCGTGTGGCGCAGCAGGCGGTCGATAAGAGCCTTGGCTATGCCTACAAGGGCCTGCGAATCGTCGAGATCGGTCGTGTCAAAGAGTTCACTCCCGGTAAGATCAAGGCGGGCGAGGGCATGGAAGCAAAGGTCAAGCTCGAACTGACCTACCTGATGATCGAGAACGACGGCGAAGAGATTATCGCCATCGACAAACTGAACGGTATCTACCGTGTGCAGGGTGAAGATATGCTGGCGGATGTTGCCGCTCTGATCTGATCCCAAAGGAAACGAATGACCGCCCCGAAAGACCGGGGCGGTCAATTTTTTGTATCTGACAGAAAGGAAACTTCATCATGGAGAAGAACATTTCTACCGCCGCAGAGCAGACCAAAACCGCAGAGGTCAAGAAGAACCCGAAGATCATCGAGCTGGCCCGTCCCTATAAGTTCGACGACAAGGAGTATACCGAGATTGACCTGTCCGGTCTGGGCGGCCTGACCATCAAGGACGCGGTGCTTATCATCAAGAAGCTGTACAACGAGGGTGAGCTGGCCGCGATGATTACCCCCGAAACTGCCACCGCATACACCGACGCTCTGGCCGCAGCAGCAACGAAGCTCCCCATTGAGTTCTTCCAGTTGCTTCCCATCGGCGCAAGCAAAAAGGTACGCCAGACCGTACAGGCATCCCTCCGCAGCGCGACGGCAGAGGACGGCGACGACAAGGACGATCATAGCCACGTCATGAAGTTCGGCAAGCCCTATACCTACAAGGGCGAAACCTACACTTCCGTTGATCTGTCCGGTGTCGCCAACATGACCGGCATGAATGTCCGTCAGGCGGAGAACCGCATGGAGGAAGAGGACATTCGCGCAGCAGAAAAGACCCTGAACTACTACTACTGCTGCCTGATCGCTTCTATGGCGACCGGCAAGGATGTTGCGTTCTTCCTCGGCCTGCCCCTGTCGGAAGCTGTGCAGCTCCGCGCAGGTGTCAACCACAAGGATTTTTTCGCTTAAAGGGCGGCTACAAAACAATCAGAAAGGCGGCGATAGCTCTCGCCACAGTCACGCACACAAGCGCAGATTTTTACCTGAACTTGCCTGTGCGTGAGCTGGTGGAGATTCACGGGGAGGTTGCGGAGGAATGGCAAAAAATCAAGAACTAGAGCTTTCCATCCTGATCGGCGGTCACGTTGACAATTCGCTTGCACAAGCGGTTAAGCTGGCGAACACGCAGATCGGGAGCGTTGCAAACGGAGCATCGAAGTTCGCGGCGAATATTGCCAAAGGCGCAGTAGCCGCCGCCGGTGGCGTAGCCGCGGGAGTGGTGAACACCACGAAAGAAGCGGTGGCGTTTGAAAGCGAAATGCTGGATGTGACAAAGTACGTTAGCGGCCTGACGGACGACAACGGAAAAGTCGTCAAGGAAAACTACGATGAAATGTCGAAAGGCATTCTTGATTTAAGCACCCAGATTCCGTACACCGCCGAAGAGCTGACCCGCCTTGCGGCTGCTGCTGGTCAGTCCGGCAAGAACATGGACGACTTGCTTGGCAAGGAGCAGTTCTTGAAAGACGTTGCCGAAATGGGAACGGCTATGGACATTTCCGCAGATCAGGCGGGCGACTGGGCCGCAAAGTGGGAAGTTGCGTTTGATACGGATCATGAGGGTGTCATGAAGCTGGCCGACCAGATCAACTATCTGGGTGCGCATTATGCGACGACCGCCGCAGAAATTGCACAGACGGTGAACGATACCGGCTCCCTTGGCATGATCGCCGGTATGGACACGGATCAAACGGCGGCACTGTCCACCGCTCTGCTGGCGATGGGCGTAAACTCCAACACAGTCGCAACGTCCATTCGCCGTATGTACACCAACTTGACGATGGGTTCCAAAGCAACAAAGGCACAGCATGAAGCCTTTGAAGAGTTGGGGTTCAGCGCGACACAGTTTGCAAAAGATATGCAAAAGGTCGATGCAAACGGCAAGTCCCTTGCACCGGAAGCATTGAAACGGCTCTTCACAGCAATAGGCCAGCAGGACGAGGATAAACAGGTTGGCTATCTGAAAACGCTGCTCGGCCAATGGGCCATTGAGAGCGGCGCAAAGCTGACCGGAAACCTCAAACTGTTCGTGGACACGCTGGACGATGTAAGCGATGCTTCTAAATACACTGGCAGTATGTACAAGGAGTTTATGCTGAAATGCGAAACCTCCGAATCCGTACTGGAAATGTTGAGCAACGCATGGCGGGCTGTCCGTATCGAGGTTGGAAACAATTTCCTGCCAATTCTGAAAGACGTTGCGGGGTTTGGGCTTGATAAGCTGAACGACTTCCGCGCAGCCCTGCCGGATATAACGGCACGGGTAAAGGAAGTAATCGAGTACCTGCTGAATAACGGCGACAAGGTAGCCGCCACAATCGGCGGCATCGGTGCGGCGTGGGCTGGTATGAGGTTCGCACCGCAGATTCTTCAAGTCGTCAGCGGGGTCACAAAGGGAGTAAGTGGAACCGCTACCGGCGGCGGGAAGATTTTCAACGGTATCCGCACCATTGCCAGCGGCATGAGCTACGGCGCACAGATGGCGGGCATCCAGCCTCCGTCCATCGGCCCGCAGCCGCAAAACTCGTTCCTGAAAAATATTGCGACTAAGGCGAACGGTGCGGGTGTTGGCCTGTGGGCTGCACTGAAAAACTTTACCGGCCTGACAAAGAACGATGGAAAAACAAAAATCGACTTTGTTCGAGACGTTATGGGCGCATCGGAACGCGGGCAGACCATCCGGCAGAGCTTCCCTTATATCAACGGCGTTATGTCTGCCGCGTCTGACTTCGGAAAGACGAAAATCGCATCCGGCATCGGTGGCGTTACCAAGCAGATTTTCACGGGAATCATCGGCCCGAACGGTATCGACGTGGCGAAACTTGCAGGAGGACTAAAAAACTTCGGTGGGGCTACGGCTGCTGTATTTGGAGCGATGCCCGGAAATGCTGCAAAAGCTGGCGTGAATTTCCTCTCAAAGATGAACTTTGCAAACGGTACTGGTTTGGGAAGAACCATCTACCGAATGGCAAACAGTACGCAGGGATTGAGCGGAAAGGCTGCTCTTGCGCAGATGGGGTACATCTTCAACCAGACGCGCCCCGGACAAGTGCTGTCTGGCGCAACCGGATTTGTTAAAAATGCAGCTCCGGCGGTGGCAGACTTCGGCGGCAAGGCGTTCGGGCTGGGCAAGGCCGTGGCATCGCCCGTCCTGAAAGGCGGCTTCAACATCTTCGCGGGCCTTATGTCCACATTCGGCCCGGTGATCGCCGGTCTTGGTTCTGTGATCGCGGTGGTCAGCCTGTTGGGAGATCACTTCGAGGACATTCGCCAGATCATCGGACAGGTGTTTGGCGAAAAGGGCCTGACGCTCTTTGATGGATTCACCGGGAAAGTGCAGGGCATCGCAGGGAACATCCACGACACATTGGCCGGTGCGTTCTCACTGGAAAACCTGCAAAATATCCAGCAGAGTTTGAGCGGGAAAAGCATCTTCGGCATCGACGATCTGGGAACTACGTTCGGCGCGGTGATCCCAATCATCGAATCGGTAAAGGGCTTGATCGGTCAGATCGTAGACCTCGGCGTGAACCACATTAAGCCGCTGTTGGCAGATGTGTTGAGCTTCGCGGTAAACGATTTGTTCCCGGCGGTGTCGCCGCTGATAAGCATGATTATCAGTCTGGTCGGCACGACCCTGATAAATGCGATCAAGCTGGTGGTCGATGTAATCCACGGCCTGCTACCGGTGATCGAGCCTGTGATTCAGTCTATCGTTGGGCTGATAAAGGGCATCGTATCGGTGACGATTACGGTCGTCAACGGTATCATTCGCGCCCTGAATAGTTTCTCGTTCACGGTTCCCCAGTGGCTTGAAAATGTCCCGGTGGCGAAGAACTTCGCCGGTAAGACATTCGGCTTCAACCTGTCGGAAGTGGCAATGCCCGCTTTCGCCAACGGCGGCTTTACCCGCGGGGTGAGTATCGCCGGTGAAGCTGGCACAGAAGCCGTCATTTCTTTCAAGCCCAGTGTCCATGACAGCAACGTGGAAAACTGGGTGCGGGCTGGCCGTATGTTGGGCGTGTCCGGTGAGGATGCGACCCGCGCAGCCGGTGTGCAGAACGTCCAGTATTTTGCGAACGGCGGTTTCACCGACGGAAGCAAGGAAAAGCTGGACAAGTTGATCGACTTCTCCAACGCATACGGCGAATATGCACTCCGTTCCAACGGCATCAAGGCCACCGGTGATGTGGTGTCGATGATGTGGACGGTGGCAAACAACGCCATGTCCGGGGACGGCTCCTTGGAGCTGGTGGCGACCAGCATCGCCGCCGACGTTGCTCCCATCATCCTGAACAAGTATCTGGGAAGTGACAGCACGATAACAAAGGCCGTGACCGAAGCGGCCAAGACCTACAACGGCGGCACGGTGCTGTCGAGCTGGGAAAACGGTGTTCTGACCGACACCGGAACACCGCTCTATATGCTGTCGCAGCAGGATGCGGCACAGCCGCCCGCCACGGAAGCACCCGATGTTCCGGCTGAAACGTACCAGACCGCGAAAGAATCTGCGGAGAACAGCGCAAGTGCAACGGGCAACGAGAAGTTGGACAACCTGATCGACTTCTCCAAAGCCTATGCCGACTACGCTCTGCGCTCCAACGGCATCCGCACGGCGGGGGACGCAGCATCTATGCTGTGGACGGTCGCCAACAACTCGCTGGCCGGTGACGGCTCTCTGGCTCTGGCAGCTACCAGCATTGCCGCTGATGTTGCCCCGCTGGTACTGAACAAGTATTTTGGCGGAAACAGCACGATCACCTCTATGTTGACCGAAGCGGCCAAGACCTATAATGGCGGCACGGTGCTGTCGAGCTGGGAAAACGGTGTTCTGACCGACACCGGAACACCGCTCTATATGCTGCCGCAGAGGGACACCGAGAAAACCCTGCCGGATATGCCGTCCAGTGCCTACCGCGCCGCGGGCGGCGGTGACGGCGGAAGTTCCAGCAGCATCAAGGATTCCCAGTTTGTCTTTTCGCCGCACATCACTGTCGGCAGCGGGACAAACATGGAAGAGCTTGAACGTGAAATGCGGAAGCTGTTTGAAGAGTTCAAACAGGAAATGCGTGAAGAAGAGCGTGAACAGGGCCGTGTCAAATATGCTTCGTAAGGGGGTGGCCTGATGGCGTACACGACAAAGAGCGGCGACACTTGGGACGGCATTGCGAAATCCGTCTACGGTGACGAGCTGAAAGCCGATGTGCTGATGGCCGCAAACCGGGAGTACATCGAGATTTACAGATTCGATTCCGGCGTTGAGCTGGTCACGCCGGACATTGAAGAAGAGGTGGCGGCAAACGATAACCTGCCGCCGTGGAAAAGGTAGGTGGTGATATATATGATTGCGATTCAGCCCAGAAAAACGATCCTGAAATTGGAGTACAACGACACCGATATTTCCGGGGACATTTCCGGGGATGTGGAAAGCTTCACCTATAACGACCGGGGAGCAGATTCGAGCGACAGCATTTCCATAAAGGTAAACGCGGTGGATGATAAGTGGATCAACTCGTGGTTGCCGGATAAGGAAGCTGTGCTACACCCGACACTCTGCACGAAAAACTGGATCGTGCAGGGTGACAGCACCCCGCTTGACTGCGGGACGCTGGTGGTGGACGATCTCAGCTATTCCGCTGGGCCGTGTGTGCTGACCATCGGCGCGGTGGCCCGTCCGAACGGAACGAGCTTTCACGAAAAAAACCAAGAGTGCGTCTGGAAAAAGACCTCCATCAAGCGCATCGCTCAGACCATTGCCGACCGGTACGGGCTGGGGTGCAGCATGGATGCCGAGGACGTGGACATTGCGTTGAAAGAGCAGGACGACACGGATAGTTCGTTCCTGCAAAAACTTTGCAGCACCTATGGCCTGATCCTCAAAACCTACCGGAGCAAAATCTGGATTTTTGATCGTGAGCAGTACAAGAAAAAGGATGCAGTAGCAACCTTTACCCCGGCGGACATTGTGCCTAACTCTTTGAGCTGGAACACAACGCTTTCCGGGACGTACACCGGCGGAGAGTTCACCTACTCGAACCAAAAAAAGAAAGTCAACATCAAGGTCACAATCGGTACTGCCGACAGGATGCTGAAACTGAACCAGTATGCGTCCAGCGAAGCGGACGCAAAAAGGCAGCTTCAAGCGGCCATCGACAACAAGAACCATTCGGCCACGACCATTTCTTTTTCGACGATGGGAAACCTGAGTCTGTGTTCGACCATGTGCATCAATATAAAGGGACTAGGGAAACTGAACGGGAAGTATTACATGGACACCGTGAGCCACACGCTGAACAAATCTTCCGGTCTGGTGACGAAAGTTTCTGCAAGCAGAGTGGGAGGGTAACAGCATGAGCAGCGTTATCCGAATTGGCTCTGTGTCCAAGGTGAACTACGAGGACGGAACCATTGAGGTTACATACGAGGATCGCGCCGATTCGGTCACGGATGAAATCTGCATGGTTTCCAATGCCATGTACCGGATGCCGGTCGTAGGCAAGCTGGTCTGCGTCCTCCACAACTCCGACAGTCAGGAAATGGGAACGTGCATCGGCACGATCTGGAATGAGGACAACAAGCCCGTCGAGGGCAAGAAAGGCCGCTACCGGCACGACTACAACGACGAGCAGGGAAAAGCATTTGAGCAGTACGACGGCGACACCGGCGACTACACGGAAACCATCGACGGCAATGTGAAAGAAACCGTTGGGAAGAACGTGGAGTACACCGTCAAGGGTGACATGACTTTCAAGGTGGGAAGTTCCACCGTAAAGGTGTGTCAGAACGGAACGGTTGAGATCAAGGGCGTTACGCTGAACTTCAACGGAACGACGGTGAACATCAAGGGATCGACCGTGAATATCTCTGGTGGCTCCGGCGATTGCAAGATCAACGGCATTTCTCTGGTAAACCACAAGCACACTCATTCTGGTGCGGCCACGGCTGGCCCGTATGTTGTTGCTGGCGAAACCGGAACTCCGACACCGTAAGGGGGGTGATCCTATGGCATGGGGAAGCATTGGATGCTATGCGGGACTGATATTTACGGTATCAAGTTGGCGTGTCTTGACACCTGACAATATCACCGGAAGTACATCAAGCAACTGGGCCACGCACAGTGTAATCGGCGGCAAAGACAAGAGCGAGTACACGGGGCCGGGTTTGAAGTCGTACCAGTTTGAAATCCAGTTGGTTTCAAAGCTGGGCGTGAACCCGCGCAAAATCTTTGACGCACTCATGAAGCACTGTGAAGCTGGAACGATTGACTACTTCATCCTGAACAACAAACCTATGTCGCAGAATCCGTTCAAGTTGACAAAGGTGACGACAGGCTGGGGTGCGGTGCATCGTTTCTGGGGACTGAAAGACGGTAAGGTTACTTTGACGTTGGAGGAATACGCACCGTGAACGATGATATGGAAACTATGACGCTTGGCGGCTTCGACGTTGAGATTGAGCCGTCTGGCAAAACCGAAGAACTGGATATTTACAACTGTCTGCTGACACTCTATGGCAGCAAAGAGGGAGAACAAGCCCTTGACCGGGAGTTTGGCTTGAACATGGAATGTTTGAGTCTGCCTGCCGAAGCTGCACAGGCGGTGCTTACAGCAGAGATCATTCGCAAAACAAAGAAGTACGAGCCGCGGGCAGAAGTGCTGGAAGTGCAGTATGAAACGAGCCACAGCCAGCAAGGACGCATCCGGCCAAAGGTGGTGGTGCAGATTGTCTAACATTGCTGAGTTTGCCGATATACCGGAGTACAGCGTTACCGGAAACCTTACGTTGCAGGATGTAAGCAATCTGGTGACGGAAATCTATACCCGGAACTATAAGGCCGTGAACGGTACGGCCCCGCCCCTGAACAAAGCAGACCCGATTATGCTTACCCTGAAAAGCATGACGGAGCTGTACTACATGATGATTCAGATTGCGGAGAAGCGCACCCGCTGTGCGCTGCTGAAAACAGCGACCGGCGCAGAGCTGGACAACATGGGCTTGCCGTTTGGCGTGAAGCGCACCCCGGCAACCTATGCAACGGTGACGGTTCGCTTTACGCTGTCTGCCGTTCAGAAAACCGTTGCCATGATCCCGCAAGGAACCCGCGTCAGAACTGCCGCGGGTGTTTATTTTGCCACAATGGACTATGCACAGATCGACATTGGCAAGACCTATGTGGATGTGCTGGCACAGGCCGAAGTGGTAGGCGCGGGCGGCAACGACATTCCGCCCGGTGTTGTTGATACACTGGTTGATGCCATTCCGTATGTGGCGGCGGTGGAGAACACAGACACCAGCAGCGGCGGCGCAGACGTGGAGAGCGACGACAGCCTGACCCGCAGAATTTGGCTTTCTCCTACGACCTACTCCTGCGCTGGCCCCAAGGACGCTTACGAGTTCTGGGCTATGTCGTTCCGGTCGGACGTGGAGAGCGCAATCGCTGTCAGCCCGCGGAATGTTGCTTGTACGGTCTACATCTTCTTCATGCTGACCGGCGGCAAGATGCCGAGTGAAAAGGATATGACCGAAATGCAAACGTATCTGATGAACGAAGCCCGCCGCCCCATGACAGACCTTGTAATCTGCAAGGCCCCGGAGGAAGTGGAGTATTCCATTGACTTCACCTATTACATCGGTTCTGGTAATTCCAAGGGCGCAAGCATCGTTCAGGAGAACGTCGCCAAGGCCGTGGAAGAGTTTCAGGTGTGGCAGCGTTCCATTGGGAGGGATATTAACCCGTTGGAGCTGGCTTCCCGTCTGCGGGCAGCGGGCGTAAAACGGGTGGAGCTGCGCCAGCCGGTCTACAAGGTGGTCGAGAACGGGACTGATTCAGGGGAAGCCGTTGTGCAGATTCCGAAACTGAGCGGAACGCCGACGATCATCTACGGAGGTATCGAGGATGATTAACCTGCGGGACGCAAGGATCACGGACGGCCTGCCGCGGATTGTTGCAGAACAGCCGTGGGCGCAAGTCCTGTCCGCTGTCTACGGAGAATTGCAAGACCGGATGTTTGAATATCTCGACACGGGCATGACGTTCTCCGAAGTGGACACCTGCGACGAGGGTGTGCTGGATCAGATGGCCGTTTACCTCAAAATCGAGTGGTACGACTCCACCGCCGACGTGGAAACGAAGCGGAGAATCGTCCGAACGGCGATTGAGATTCAGCGGTACGCCGGTACGGTCAAAGCCGTCCGGGAACAGGCAAGTGCCGTGTACCCTGATTCCGAGGTAGAAGAGTGGTTCGACTACGGCGGCACTCCGGGCTTCTGGCGGCTGAACGTCAACATTACGGAAGCGGCGGCGCAGTATCACACCATCCGGGAAATGGAGGATTTGCTGGGCTACACCAAACGCCTGTCTGCTCACCTTGAACAGATCAGCTACATGGTGCGGCACAGCATCGGCGTTGGCGTGACGGTGGAGTGCATGGCTTACAAAGTGCCGGAGTGCGGTATTCCGTACTGCGGAACATACTGGAAGCCTGCCCAACTGGGCTACTCGACCGGCGCAGAGCTGGACGCAGCGGCGAACACCGGAGTGTTCCTTGCGTCCCCGAAAATCACCGGCACAATCCCGGAGGTAGCGACGAAAGGTTGGAGCGCAGGACAAGAGCTGCAAACCACCCCGGCGGTGGATGGCTACTCCATCACCCCGGCGGAAACCGGTAGCGGCGTGACCGGCGACCTGCCCGTTACCAGCACAAAGGGCTACACCGCCAATATGCCGCTTTACTCTGAAACCAGAGTGGAAGCATTCACCGGAAGTCCGGGAGAAGCGGGCGATTCGACCACCGGAACAAAGCCGAGCGCGGCAACGCTGGGAACCAGCGCAGCGGCCACGGCGGGCGGTCAGGTGAAAGTCGAAGCGTTCAAGATCACGCCGCGTGTCTGCGGCAAGACCTACCTGTAACAAGCTGCAACAGCCCGCAAGGGCTTTTTCTTTTGCAGAGAAAGGAGAAAGAGGATGGCTTTTTTTACGGATAATTTTCTGAATAACCGCCGCGCTGAACTGCTGCGGGCGGTCACTCGCTTCCAGTACCAGCTCAACAAGAGCACTTGGGTTGATGGCGAGATCAACAGCAAGGAGATTGCCGGGACTGCCGTGGTGGTCTATGTCAATGCACCGAGTTCCGGTGCAAAGGACACGATCACCGGTGTGCGCGTCTACGACAACAACGGTGTGCTGGCCGGGAGCCAGAGCGTGAGCCTGTCCCGTGACAGCATCAACGCCGGTCTGTTGCGGTTTACGTTCCCGCTGATCGAGGTCGAACCCGAAGTGCTGCGGCTGGCGGAAGCAAACGCAGAACTGGAAAAGACTTTCTGAGCAAGGAGGGATAGAAGAAAATGCTGATGTTTAAGAGAACCTTTTGGCGCAACCATGTTGAGGATCAGGACGGCAAGGTTATCCAGCAGGGTACATTGCTGGAACAGGATCAGTTCAACCGTATGGAGGTTGGTATCTCTGATTCCAACATGGCGGCGAACATCATCCACATTATGTTGCTCTGGTTCGGTCGTCGTCTGGGTGTGCTGGAAACGTCCAGCAACAGCCACGACACCGACATTGCCAGCATCAAGACCCTGAACGGCCAGCAGGACACCCGGCTGGCCGCACTGGAAAAGACCACCGGCAGTCACACTACGGACATTGCCAGCATGAAGAACACCGACACGCAGCAGAACAGCCGCTTGTCTGCGCTGGAACCGGAGGTGGCGGCAGAAGTCAAAGAGGTGACGCTGAAAAATGGCAGCAAGTGGCCGTTCGGGATCAACGAGGTCAGCGTGGGACTGGCAAAGACCCGAAAGAATGCCAACTATGGCGTGGACGTGTACGTTAAGAGCTACACCGGCGGGCGGCTGGGGGACATTACCGTGTCCGGTAAGCTGACCAACGGTTTCAAGCTGAAACATGACGGCTCTGCTCAGACCGTCGTGGTCGTTGTGAGAGTAACGGGAGGTATGAACTGATGAAAGTTATCGAACTGAACGAGGGCCGCAAGGTTGAGTACGAGCTGCGCGGCACGAAGCTGGACTTCGCAGACGGCACTCTGACCATGAACCTTGCCAAGTACCAGCGTGACTACCCTGTGACCAAGACCATCACCGGCGATGCCGAGGGCAATCTGCTGATCGACGGCAGCGACAGCCGCTTCTATGTCGCAGAGGTAGAAATCCCCGCAATCGAGTATGAGGACGTGGAGGTTGAGGGCGAAGCCGAAAACGCTACCATGACCGAAGCTGTGGAGGGTGAAACCGAAGCAGCAGAGGACACCACGGCGGAAGATACCGCCCACAAGACCCACATCGAGCGCAAGGCCAAGCCGCTGAACACCGACGACGTGACCCTGCGCCTGTGGTCTATCGAAGATTTTGACATTCTGTAAGGGAGGAAAAGACTATGGCAACTAACTTTGATGCTACCCGCCTTGCGGTGCAGACTGCATTCCCCACCAATGACCTGCTCTTTGACGACAAGGAAATGCCGTCCATCCATGTGTTTATCCCGAAGTTCCGCCTGTGCGATGTACTGTCCACCCAGAGCACCGAAACTCACCCGGCGTTCATCGTGAACGGCAAGGAGATTGACGGCTTCTGGTTTGGCAAGTATCAGAGCACCTGCACCGACACTGGCCGCGCATACAGCCTGCCCGCAGAAGATCCCACCGTGTCCCATCCGCTTGACTGGTTTGTGACCCAGACCAACGCCAAGGGCGCGGGCTGGCACGAGATCAGCAATGCAGAGTGGGCGGCGGTCGCGCTGTGGTGTCACAAGCGCGGCTGTGAGCCGAAAGGCAACAACAACTACGGCAAGGATAGCTCCGAAACCTACTACGAAGCAATCCCTGTCCCCGGTGTGCAGGACAACGGCAAGACCGCCCGCGTCCGTACCGGCACTGGCCCGCTGACGTGGAGCCACAACGGGCGCATGGACGGCATCTGGGACATGAACGGTAATATTTGGGAGTGGTGCATCGGTCTGCGTCTGGTCAAGGGCGAGTTGCAGATCATCCCCAACAACAACGCCGCCGACAACAGCGTGAGCAACAGTGCATCCAGCAGCGCATGGCGGGCAATCAAGGCCAGTGACGGCTCTCTGGTTGCACCGGACGGCAACGGCACGACTACCGGAACCGTCAAGCTGAACTACACCGGCGGTCACTGGGAGTGGGACACCACGATCAGCGATTCCAAGGACGAGAGCCGTGGTGCGCTGTTCAAGAACACTACCGCCGCATCCAGCGTGGGCGATGCCGCGAAGCTGATCCTTATGTCCCTTGCCCTGATGCCGGACACCGCACTGACCGGCGATGGCATTGATGCTTCCTATGGCGGTGACTACTTCTGGGCGAACAACGCCGCTGACGAGCGGTGTCCGTTCCGCGGCGGCCACTGGATCAGTGGCGAGGGTGCAGGCGTGTTCAGCTTGAGCCTCAGCAATCCGCGCTCTTATTCGTGGACGAGCTACGGGGGCCGTTCCGCTTTTGTAAAGCTGCCCGCTGAAGCCTGATAAGCTGACGGGCTGCGCGGTAGCGCAGACCAAAGCAAAAATAGAACATAAGGCGCGGTGGGCCAGCGGCCCGCCGCGCTGATTTTTGGAGGTGTTGACTGTGCCGAACACAGAAGCCGAAGTGCCGCCCCAGCAGGGCGACAAAAAGAAAAAGCCTGAACCGTTCCATTTGGCGGAGAAGATCGGAGAAATGGTTGACTATGGCTAC